TCACCTCGCTTTTAAACATTCCCCATACCCGCCCTACCGGTTTATGCTGTGCCGGTCTCACCCGTTGCGGGTAGCAATTCCGCAACGCTTTTTGATTCCCTGTATTGTCCGCACAGGGCTGGCGGGCGTCATTTGTATACCGCACAGCCCTGCGGTGTTCGGCGGTATTTATACCCGCGCCCCTATCCGCGGTTGAAGTTTTGTTTCGCACTTCACTGTGCGGGCAAAAGTTTTCAGGCTCTCACAGTCCCGTTGCGTCTTGCCATCGCGCCGCGCTCCGTATCGGCTTGCCGCTTTGCTTACAGCGTTCAGGTTGATTTATCGTATTTTGCCTACGCCGGGCTTTCACCGGTGGGAGCGACCCAGCATTTCTACCAGATGAGCAATGCTTGCCCTTGACCGGACTTGAACCGGCACTCCAAGGCTCTTGCCATTGAGCTACAAGGGCATGTGCGGCTTGCCGTTTGCACGACCATTGTCATCATTTGTGAGGTATACCGCGCACTCTCACACAGACAGGTTGCGACCCTGCCGTCTGGTACTGCACATAGGTCTTGCACCTTTGCCACGCCGTAGCTTGCGGAACGCAGCGCCCTTGCCGTATTGACTTGTCAGGCCAAGTTTGCGGCTGGCTATGCAGCATATAAAATAGCGCCGCATTCGGAGTGGCAGCGCCAGCCTTGACCCGGCACGGTTCTGCTGAACTTACCCGCCAGCAGATGCGGGGAAAGGTTTTGCCCCATTGCAGGATTTTAACGCAGAACAGAGGACGCGAACCTCAGCCGCCATCGGCAGCCAATCGGTTTAGCAAACCGTTCCCGCACCTCGCGGGTTTATTCTGCAAATAAAAAAGCGCCCTGCATTGCTGCAAAGCGCTTTATATTTGGCTGCTGGGTCTTGAAACGGACAGCCCTAATCCCATAGTCAGTAGGAGGCCACTGACATCCGTACCGTGATACACTTTATATCATTTTTGTTTTGGGGAACCTGTGCAAAATTTGCAACAGTTCCAATAGGGGGGAGGTAGTATTTAAAATCAAACGCGCTGGGGGAACGAACATATTCGTACTGGGCTGCGCTCTCCTCTCGCCCCCGGTCGCCCTTCATAGGGGGGTGGGGTACTCCCTGCCCCCCTTGCCCCTCTGGCTCCCTATCTCTAAAAAAAATAGACCCCCTGCCGGTCGGTCTCTCACCCTGCTCGCCGACCCTTTCCAGCCTTTCCGGCCTTCCTATTTCGCTAAATACTTATTTAGTGAAATTCATTTTGTCGTTGCATCGTCATTTTGTAGCCTGTCTTGTATACGCTGCAACAATCGTCTATCCGCCTCTGTCATCGTCTCGGCTGTAATCTCCACCGCATCGGCGGGCTTGTCCCCCGCCGAGTCTCTGACAAAGACCGCCGCCTTGACGTCCCCGGCCTTGGCCTTGGCCGCCATAGCAACCGCTATCGCCTCGTACAGCGTCACGCTCCGCCCTCTCTGCTCTGCGCTCTGCTGTACCCTCTGCGCTAGCTCTGCATCCTCTAGCCCCTCCAGGTTGTCCGGCTGCTGTAATAGGTCGGCATATATCTCCTTAATAGTCCGCCGTCTCTCCTTGGTCTCGTTGGATGCCCTAGCGCCTGCCTGTTGGATTGCTCGCCTCTTGTCCGGGTCCATATCTCGCAGATTGGGAGCCGGGCGCAAGTTGTCAATCTGCGCCGGCGTCATCTTCCGGCCTAGTCTGTCGGTGAGCTCTCCGCGCTCTGCTGCCTGCCTGGCTCTCTCTACTCCGCTTCCCATCAGCGCCACCCCCCAAAAAAATTGTACAAAAAAAGCGCCCAGCCTTTGCAGCTGGACGCCTGAAACCTGATTTTGTTCGTTAAACCGTTAAAACTGTATAATGAGTGCGCCCCGCCGGGAACGCTCGTGCTCCCGCGCGGCACGCTCATTATACATATTTTACAACTTAAGTGCGATTTTGTCAACAGTCAAAACGTCAAACGGTTGTTTTTTGGTTGTCTGCCTCCATCCGTTGACGTACTGCGCCGACGATGTACGCCGTTGTACTTTCGCCCGCCTTTTCCGCAGCTTGCACAATTAGCGCTTTATCGTCTTTTTTTACATCGAGAACAATTCTACTATACGTTTTATCGTTATATTTTCGTTTGCTCTCCGTGCTGGTTTTTCCGCCCATTATATCGCCTCCTATCTATTAACTATTATATATAATATGCCATACTCGTACAAGTAGGCAAATTGCACAAACATCCCCTTGCATACTCGTACATTCTTTGTGCAACATTCCATCTTGCATACTCGTCAGAGTATGCTATAATATAGACAACGAAACAACCAAGGCCAACACAACCACCCCAAACAGGAAAGGAGAAACACCATGAAAAAGAACGAAATCCCCGCCAGCTACAAGTTGCATCACACCGCAATGTCTCGCGGGTACATCAGCCGCCGCACGGCTCCCGCTGATTACCCGGTCGAGAGCTACTCCGGCAAGTTCGGCACCGGCTACATCGTCCGCTCCCCCCGCTGGGACACCACCCGCTACTGCAACGTGACCTATTACATCAAGGAGGCCTAAAAAATGACTACTCTTAAATGGTTCAACCCCCGCCCCGTTACCCTCGCGGAAGGCCAGGCCCTCTACCGTAAACTGGCCGCCACCCATCACCCCGATGTTGGAGGCAGCACCGCCGACATGCAGGAGATTAACAACGAGTGGGACGCCCTCCGGCCCCTGCTCCCCAAGTTTTGCAGCAAGCAGGCCCGCGAGGGCCGCCAGCAGTACCAGCAAGCCCACGCCGCCGAGCAGGCCGCCAAGTCCGCCCAGAATGAGGAGGCCACCAAGATGGCCGCCGAACTCGCCAAGATGCCCGGCTTACAATTTGACGTTGTGGGCTCCTGGATATGGGCCGACACAAACCACAAGTATCTGCACCAGCTCGAGGCGCTCGGCTTTAGGTGGAGTGCAAACCGCTGCAAATACTACTGGCACCCGGCAGGAGACGCCAGCCGCCGGAACCGTAAAGCCAGCTACCAAGACCTATACAACAAGTACCGCGGCGAAAGCTACCGCGTCAACAGCCGCGAGACAATCACCGCCTGATACCTTCCGGGGCTGCACAGCAAAGCGACCCTATCCCACATCCGAAAACAACCACAACACAACAGGAGGCTTTCACAATGGCAGCAACAGAGCGCAAAATTCCCGGCACCTTTGCCCCGGTTCCCGGTGGCTACTCCCAGCAGATCGGCACAAACACGGCGCTTTTCATCCCGGATTTTTCCGTTTCCCGCTACGACCCCAGTACCGGCGAGGTTTACGGCTACGCCCCCGATTATGACGCATTGGAGGCTGCCAAGACCCCCGCCGTGCAGGCCACCGCCCCCGGCGAGTATTCCTACTGCTACGAAATGCAGCAGGCCCCCACGGGCTGCGACTACGCCGCCAATCTTGCCTACTATGGCAAGCACTACTTTCTGCGCCCCCTGCGTGATGGCCTGCCCCCACTCCACGGGCGCGGTATTACCTACGACGCAGAACAGGGCGCCTACATGGTCACGCTCCGCGCCTATGACAAAATCAAGGCGCAGTACAAAATCAAGCGCGAAACTTGCCTTGATTGACCCGCAAGGCCGACGGCACCCGCCGCCACTGGTGCAAGCCCAGCCGCCGCCACAACAGCGGCGGGCGCTCATGGGTAACAAGATAACAGCCACCCCGGCATCGATCCAGACAACGCGCACCCATCGCCAACAATGGCAGCCGCCCCGCCCCATATACCAAAAACAGAAAAGGAGTCCAACACAATGGAAAAAATTAAGAATGTTTTTGTCCCCACCCCCGACAGCGATTTTTTGCTGCTGCCCTGCCCCTTCTGCGGTGAAGACCGTATCCGCTATGAACAGTATGAGACCGCGACCGGTGACCGCTGGCGCGTCTGCTGCAACCACTGCAACGCCACCATCGACCCCGGCTGGACCGTACAGCGCATCGACGTCGCCGACCTCTGGAACCACCGCGCTGAAAGGAGCTAACAACCATGATTACCGGAATTAAAAGCATCGACCACCGCGCCGCCACCCGCACCTTGTACGAGCTGGAAGGCACCACGCCGCGCGGCGAGCGCATCGGCGTGGAATTTACCGCCTGCACCAACGACGGCAGCATACACAGCCTGCCGAGCCTCTGGCACAAGGCAGGATACACCGCCGATATATTGCCCTCTTATTGGGCTGTTGCCGTGTACGCCACCGACGCCGCCGGATGCTGGGGACGATACAACCCCACTGAGAAGCGCCACCCCACCGAGCCGCGAATGGTGCTTGATTTTGATTGGGTACTGCCCGCCACCCCTGCCAACCGCGAAAAGCTACTTGCCGAAATCATCCACCGCGCAAACGCCGGAATCCGTCAGGAGGTGAGCGAACAGTGAAGCCAAGAGACGTTTTCCAGCTATCCATCCAGCACGACCCAGAAAGAGGCTACTACATCGCCGCTCAAGTCGGCAGCATCCGCCCCGGCTACCGCCGTATAACAGGCTACTACAAGGACACCTACAGCGCCGCCGTAGCGTTTGACGCCATCGGAGCCGAACCCGCCGACAGCAATTTTATTTTCTGTCACGGCCTATATTGACCACCATCCCGGCCCCAACAAGCCGGGATTTATTTTTTCATTTCCTAATTGACAATTAGGAAATATCATACTATAGTATAGTTAATCTATTTCCTAATAGCGAATTAGGAAATCAAATAACAGGAGGAAAGCAAAATGAAAACCTATTATGTCCATTACCACGACAACGGAGCGCCCCGCCCCATTGAGGGCGAAACCATTATTGAGGCAGTCGAAAATAACTTTTGCGCCATCGCCGAACACGCCGAAATTGGCAACGGCGCAGGCTACCAGCTGGACAAAGTCGTATTAGAGTACCAGCCCGCAGCGCTTGGCGGCAAAGGTGGTGCAGCTCTTGTTATCACCGCGCACGGCTCTGATGTGCTGCTGCATTATGACCCCCGCACAGACGAGCCAAAAACCACAACATTGTGGATTGACGGCGTCACGCCGGAGGAGTTGCCGGAGCCGGATGTTACAACGTTTGACGGTGCGCAGAAGAAGCAGCAGCGCACACCTTACGAAGACCCGGAGAGCCTCGCAGAGGCATGGGGAAACGTGACCGCGTTGCTTGACCAAATCGGGCTGCACCACTGCCGCACAGAAAACGTGTGGCCGTCTGTGCAGACCGAATCTGCATATCACAATCTAAGCCGGAACAACCCATTCCGCTATCTGGAAATCATGCGCCAGACCGTCAACCGAGCCCACCCGAACGCAGATGCACAGACCAAGAAAATGCTGGTCCAGGTTGACAATCTGGCACTGTACATCACAGACCACACGAAGGAAGAAAACGCTGAAGCCGTGCAGAACGTTTTCCTCTATCAGGCAATCGCAAACAACTATCTTGTAACTGAAAACAAGATAACCGCCCTTGCTTACTATCGCAACAAGGCCGGATTATCTGGCCGCGAGCTGGCAGAAAAGGTCGGCATTTCCGACCGCCAGATTCGCAACTATGAGCGAGTACCATTGAGCTCTCTCGGAGATGCCAGCGAGGATGTAATCCGCGAGATTGCGAACATTCTAGGCGTACCCACTACAAAACTTGTGCAATCCGGCTTGACCGTTTATGTTGACCCCAAAACCGGAGCTGAATCTTAACCCATGCCCCGACACCATCCAGGCCGCCGGGGCTTTTCTATCCCCAAAAGTACACATAAAAAGTACACACTTTTTCACTTCGCAGCATCACGCAGCCCTCAAAGCAAGGATTTCACGCACTGTTTTCTAACGATAATCCGTTAAACAATATCCACAATCCTATATACACTAGGGTTCGACTCCCATCAGCCGCTCCAAAAAAATAGGCGTTAAAGCGTAAGTTTTAGCGCCTATTTTCTTTTTCAGTACACACTTTAGTACACACTGCGTCCTAAAATACACAGCAGCACCCACGAAATAAAGCTATTTCGTGGGTGCTGCTGTGTATTTTATCTATCTAAAACATCATCAAAAGCACTGTCCAGAGCGCTTGCAATCTCCCGGCCTTGACCGTCAACCGTGTGGCCGTAGATGCCAAATGTGTCCATGTTCCGGCTGTGCCCTACAATGGATTTGACTTGACCCTCTGGCAGGCCGCTTGCAATCGACACAAACGTGTGGCGCAGCTCATAGAGCGATACATACTGTATTCCGTTGTAATCGCAGTACTTTCCCCAGTGCTTATATAACGTGTGTTCGCTGTTTATGCAGAAAACAGATTTCTGTTTCCCTGTGATTTTTCGTTGCGTGTCCAGCACCTCCCGCGCACGTTGTGACAGCTGCACCGCTCGGATGGCGTTGTCATTTTTCCCGGTTGTTTTTTCGCCGTAAATGTTTATCGACCGCTTGACTTGTATGCAGTCTTTATTTACATCAGCCCATTGCAGCCCGATTAGCTCCCCAGGCCGCAGCCCGGTGAGGACGTAGAGCCGATAGGCATTTATGTCCGGGTCTACAATTTCTTTTCTCCTGTACAGCGTTTTGTCGGATTCAAACAGCTTTTTCAATCCATCCGGCTGCAAGATTTTCTTTTGCGGTTTCGGTGTTCCCTCTGGGATTTTCAGCGCATCCGGGATAAACGTTGTATAGCCGGAGTTCCGCGAAAAACGGAAAAAAGCTGTCAAATCCCCATATAGATTTTTTAGCGTTTTCCTGCTCCTGCCCGCGCTTTTGGCGTTGTCCAGTACCGCTTGCACTTGCTGCTGTGTAAGAGATTCCAACCGCCTGTGCCCTATTTCCGGCTCAATCCACGTGCGCCACCGGCTTTCCTTTGGCCTGTAGTTGCTTATCCCGGAGACTTTGCGCGTCCTTTCCAGATACTCCAGATAGGCCCGCTCCACCTTCATCCCACGCGTCTGCAATCCCTGTTCAAGCCAGTCATCCGCTTTCTTGTTGGCTTCTCTCTGCCCAGTGCGGCCCGGTTTCGCGCTGGTGAACGTTTTCCGCTTTCCGTCCTTCTGGACGTTAATCTGCCAGCGCCCCGCGCTTTCAATCCATTTCGCCGTGTTTGTCCGTTTCATACTTTACAGCCCTTTCTTGTTATGATATAATAGGGCCGTTCGCTTTATAGCGGACAGCCCTTTGCCCTTGTCGGTGCTTGTCCCACCGGCAGGGGTTTTTTTATTCATAAAAATTATACACTCCGTCATCGTATAATATCTGTGAACCATCTTTCAGGCAGTACCTATTCCCATTGTATACGATGTATTCACCTTCTGTTTCTCTTCCGCAAATCGGGCAGCGTTTTGGCATATGCCCGAAATTAAGCGGTGCAAAATAAAAAAGGACCGCAAGCGCTGCCGCAATTACAGCGCATTTTGCCATTTCGTGTTTTTCAAAAAACTTTCTGTTCGCAAAGTAGTCCGCAAATGTCACTATAACCCATGTTAAGAAAAAAATTCCCAGACCTGTAAATAAAGAATCCAAAATATAAGCAAGGAATCCTTCTGCTCCATCAAAATACGAATAGTCAGAACTGCTTCTATCAATCACGCCAAGTATTAAACTAAGTCCAAGTAATAAGTTTCCCGCCTTACCAGAAAGAACCTGTTTCTTGCTTTCGCTGTTCGTGTCCTCGTGAAAAACTTCTGTATACATATAACCGCTCCTTATGGATTACATCTGCTGCAAGCTTTGTATCCTGCTTTTATAGCATCCTGCACGTCCATTATAAAAACCGTTGATTTAAGGTATGAACAGTCCTTTTTGTGGTATCGTTTTCCATTTGGCGTCACATAGACAACATAGCTATTTGGCTTCCCAACTCGACCGTAGTCATAACCCGCTTCATATCCGTCCTGCCACGCATCATCTGCTAACGCTTTCCCTTCCGCGTATCCGTCTTGATACGCATTTTCAACAGCGTTTTCAACCGCAATGTTATAATTATAATTGCATATCCAAAAAGCACACAGCGCCGTGCAAACTGCCGTCATAACGATTGCAGCCCAGTTTGTCCTCCGGATTACAGCCGGCTTTCCCGGTTTATTCGCGGCAGGCGCTTCCTGCTTGCGTTCTGCTTCTCCCGCCGGTTTTGTTTCCGTCCTCACAATCGGCACAGACGGCGTGGATTCTCGCTCTAGCCGCACAGCATCCCAGTACAGCTTGTCATTGCGCTCTTTGCACACAGGGCAGACCTTGATACGCCCTGTGTTTATGGCTGCTTCTACTCTGCCGCTGCACAACGTATCATCTTCCGCCGCGCCTGCCAATCTCGGGCAGTTTTCGTATAAGTGCCAGACGGTTTCGTCACTTCCGTACCGCCAATACACGGTGTTCCTGCTGAAATCCCCGCCGTGTTCTTCCTGCTTTTCCGCACGTTCCTCGCACACCTTGCAGGCTTCCTCATGCCCTGCCGCTTTTGCCTGTGTTACGCTTCCGCTTCTGGCGTCCGGTCTGTTGTCCCCCATGTAATAGCAATCCCTGTACAGATGGTACTTATTTCCGCGTCCGTTTTCCAGCCAAAACACAAGTTTTTCCACAGTTTCGCCGCCTTTGTACAATCCGTCAAGTCCTCGCATCGCTTCGCGCTTTTTCGTGCCAACCCACCCCTATACTGTATACATCAACTACAATATAAGGGAGGTTTCAGCAATGTCTGTAATCGTTCGCCCGCAGCTTCCGCCCAAGCACGGCCGCCGGAAACGCACCAAAAACCGGATTGTAAAGCATTGACAGCCATTTTTGTGCATTTTACCACTAGAATACAACTGTTAGTTGTGCTATAGTTGTACCGTAAACAGCAGCTACATAAAAAGGAGAACGACCATGCAAGAAATCAGCGACCGGGAATTTATCGCCATGCTTCATCAACTGCCAGATAAGGCAGCATATGTCAATTATTTAAAAGCCCTCGCAGCATCGCCAGACCCGCCGCCCGCTTCTCCGGCGGCAGCTGGTGCATAATGTTCAGCGCCTCTTTATCAAGCTCATCCACCTCATCAGCGGCAACGCTGGTGGGGTTTTCTTTTTGCTGGTTGTCATCGCCTTGAATGTCTTCTATGCTTACGCCTAAATATTCTGCGATGACAGGCAGCTTTGATTTGCGTGGCTTGGTTCTGTCTGTGTTCCACTGGCTATAGACGCCACTGCTAACACCTAAATATGCACATAAATCAGAGCCGGTCTTTTGCTGTTTGGCTAAGTAGTAGTTTATTTTGTCTATTGTACGCATTTCAACACGCCCCTTGTTTGTGCAAAATGCTAAATTACTATTATATCTAAGAAACCTATTTACATTCTTAGCAAACTTAGTTATAATAGAAACATAGCTTGACGGGCAAAGCAAAAGCTAAGCCCACAAAATAATGCGGCCTTTAGAAATTATTGTTCTCGCAATTCAATAATATCTAATTTCTGCTTAGTTGTCAAGATATAAAACTTAGTTTAAGGAGGTGTTTCAATGAAAGAATACACGCAGTACAAGCGCCTGCGTGAGAAAGCAGGCCTGACGGTCAAGCAGGTCATGGACGCAATGGGCGTCTCCGATGCAACGGTCTATTTTTGGGAAACCGGTGTCAACAACCCTACCGCCAACAAACTACCCGCTCTCGCAAAGCTCTATGGCTGCACCGTAGACGACCTTTTAAGAAAGGAGTAACCCCCGCATGAACGTTCCCTTCACTGCCCTAATAAAAAGTAAGGGCTACCGCATCAACACCCTTGCGGAGGAAGTCAAAATGTCACCGGACGTACTTTCCAAGCGCGTCAATGGTTACTCTCCCTGGCTCTGGCGTGAAGTCTGCCCCATCTGCGCAGCCCTTGACATCTCGCTGGATGACTTTTCCGCCTACTTCCCCGCCGGGCGCGTCAAGCCCGGTAAACCGCACGCGCTCACCCGCGAGGAGCGCATCGACAGCGTTCTTGCCGAGCTGCGCGAAATCCTTGTGTAGCAGCGGCTTAGCCAGGAAACGCTACAAACTGCGTTGGCAATGTGTTCCCCTGCGTTCCACTGCGTTGGCGTGGCCAAGTTTTGCACGGAAATGCAGCGGCATGGCAAGGATTCGCCAGGCGCAGCAATGCCATGGAAAAGCAACGCGTGGCAACGGAACTGCTTAGTTAGATGTGCAAAGGCAAGGCTTGGTATTGAACTGAATCGCAACGGAAAAGAAATGTCTTGCAGAGCCAAGGCAATGCAAAGAATGGCTTAGCAACGGCATTGCGCGGCATAGCAGAGCAACGGCAAGGCCTTGATTAGATCCGCGATGGCTCCGCAATCCCTCGCACCGCATAGCAACCGATTATTAAAAAAAGGAGAATCCAACGATGAAAGTCAAAATCACCCTTACCGAGGACGTTCTCGGTTCTTCACCCAGCAACGAGGAACTGCTGGCAACCTATATTTCCAGCAAGGCCCCGACCGATGACCTGACCGCTGAAGAAATTGCCAACATCAAGGCGCAGAACGCAGAGGACAGAATTACCGTTTTCCCCAAGACCGCCGATGGTAAGCCGTTCCTGTACGACTATCAAGTCAAGGGATTTTTCAAAGATTCCTGCAAGATGCTTGCTAAGGCGGGCAAGTCTGGCTATCCGGGCGGCAAGGCCTGTGCCGCAATCAAGGCTTACAAACAGGCGATTGACGGCCAGATTTTCGTTTTCCCGCGTGAAATCCCCTACGACCTTCACGGAATGAAGCTGGATTTCTGTGAACGTCCCCTGCGTGCGCAGACCCCGATGGGCGAGCGCGTGAGCATCGCCAAGAGCGAGAGCGTCCCGGCAGGGTCAACGGCAGAATTTGAAATTCAGTGCCTTGACCCGAAGCTGGAAGATATGGTGCGCGAATGCCTTGATTATGGCGTCCTGCGCGGGCTGGGTCAGTGGCGAAACAGCGGCAAGGGCCGCTTTGAATGGGAGGAAGTCGAATGATTATGACAAAAAAATACCGCGCCGGTGCAGCAACACCGAACGCGGCAGGAAACAAGTGCATGGAAAAACACTATGACTGTATTGTACCGCTTACCCGCCAGCTTGTCAAGCTGGCCATCACCGCAGACCTTGTGCTACTGCTGGCCGCGCTCGGTTCTCTCAACATCCCCGGCACGATTACCGCCGTTCTGGCGCTCAACGCCCTGTGCGGCATCTGGGAGGAAATAAGATGAAAGCGTATAAAGGATTTGACGAAAACCTGAAATGCAAAGATTTCCAGTATGAAATCGGCAAGACCTACGAGGAGCCAGAAGCACAACTTTGCGAGAAATGCTTCCATGCCTGCGAGTACCCGCTGGATGTTTTTTGTTATTATTCGCCAGCAAAAGGCCGTTTTGCAGAAGTCAAACTGGATGACGTTTCCGATGAGAAATCAGACGATTATCAGCTCTGTGGTAAAAAAATTTGCGTCAAAGCGGAAATTGGTATTGCTGGGATTGTAAAAGCGTCCATAGACTACATTAAAGAACACGCCACGAGCGCACATGATGAAAACGGCGACTTCTCGGCAGCCACCAACACCGGCTACGGCTCGGCAGCCACCAACACCGGCAACTTCTCGGCGGCCACAAACATTGGCTACCGCTCGGCAGCCACCAACACCGGCGACCGCTCGGCAGCCACAAACACTGGCTACCGCTCGGCAGCCACCAACACCGGCGACCGCTCGGCAGCCACCAACACTGGCGACTTCTCGGCAGCCACCAACACCGGCTACGACTCGGCAGCCACCAACACCGGCGACTTCTCGGCAGCCACAAACACTGGCTACCGCTCGGCAGCCACCAACACCGGCGACCGCTCGGCAGCCACAAACACTGGCTACCGCTCGGCAGCCACCAACACCGGCAAAGAGGGTGTTGCATCGTCTCTTGGAATTGAAGGAAAAGCAAAAGGCGCACTTGGCTGCTGGCTTGTCCTTGCCGAGTGGGAAGAAGTAAATGGTGAATGGCGTCGCACAGACGTTCAGTGCCGCCGCGTGGATGGAGAAACTGTCAAATCGGATACATTCTATCGCCTTGAAAACGGTGAATTTGTGGAGGCGTCAGACGATGAATAAATGGGTGGCCCGCTTTAACCCCTACCCGCCCGCAGATGACGATTGCCCCATCTGCCCGGTATGCGGCGAGGAATGTGAAACCCTGTACCGTCAGGGCAATCAGATTCTCGGCTGCGACAACTGCATTGTAGAGGTCAACGCATGGGAATGGCAGGAAGAGCAGGAGGAACAATAATGAAATTTTCTGATGTTTGCAAGCTGCTTAACGCTTGCTCCATGCTGAAAGGGGCAGAGCGCTGGTTTGGCTATGTCAATGAGAACGGCGTTTTTTTCAGCGACACGCTCGATTTCAACGAAGCTGTAAAGCTGCTGAAGGATAAATCCTACATCTTCATCCAGCGCGGCAAGCTGACCCGGTACGCGGTCACGGACGACCTTCGGATTGAAATTTCTGTGGACGGTATCCCGATGGTGTCCTATCTGCCGCAGCGGCACTATTCTGACGTTCCCGCCCCCGCAGAGTGCTACCGCATCCACCTTGTAACTCCTGACGAATCGAGCCCGGAAATCCCCGACCACGAAATCCCGGAATCGGAATATATCAAAACTAAACATATGGAGGTAAACGAATGGAACAGAGCTTGCAGGTAATCACGCTGCGCCAGCTTCCCATCATTGAGGAGCATTTGCAGCTTGTCAAGGAAAAAATTGAAGCCAGGACAAATCAGGTTGCGCAGATGGCCGTCACGGAGGAGACCCGCGCCGACGCCAAGAAAATGCGTACTGAGCTGCGCAAAGAATTTGACGCTATGGAAACACAGCGAAAACGCGTAAAGGCCGATATTATGGCTCCCTATGAGCATTTCGAGACGCTCTATAAGGAATACGTCTCGGAGCCGTATAAGAAGGCAGATGCTGCACTGGACGGCCAGATTAAGGAGCTGGAACGCGGCATTGTTGAGAAAAAGACAGCTGAAATCAAAGACTATTTTGCAGAGCTTTGCAAGGCCAACAATCTCGATTGGCTTAAGTATGAGCAGCTCAACCTGAAAGTCGGCTTATCCACTACCGTCAGCGGCGTCAAGACTGCTATGACGGCCACCGTTTTGCAGATTGCTGCAGATGCTGCCGAGCTTTCCCAGAACGCCGATGCTGCCGAGCTTCTGGTTGAATACCAGAAGTCGCTGAATATGGCGCTTGCTCTTAGCACCGTCCGCGCACGGCATGAACAGATTGAGCGCCAGCGCCGCGCGGAGGAGGAACGCCGCGCACGAATTGCAGAGCAGAAAGCCGCTGAGCAGAAGGTTGAGCAAGCCATTGAAATGCAGCGCGAGACCGTACAGCCGCCGGTCGAGGAGCTTTCCGCACCGGCCCCCATTGAAGAGCCGGACCCCACCGCATTGAGCGAGCCTGTGAGCGCAGAATCCGAACAAGTATTTGAATGTCGTTTCTTAGTGCGTGGCACTATCTACCAGCTGAAAGCCTTGAAACAGTATATGGAGAAGGAGGAACTTACTTATGAATCAATCTAACCAGTCCCTGACGGCACAGAGTATGCCGTTTTCCGTTGCGGTGAACACGCCGTCTATGCAGCGTCTTATTTATAACGCACTGGGAGACCCGGAGCGTTCCCGCCGCTTCACGGCCAGTATCGTAAGCGCTGTTTCTGTCAATCCTGCCCTGCAGTCCTGCGACCGCAACACGGTTATTTCCGGCGCACTTCTGGGCGAAAGCCTCAACCTCAGCCCATCCCCGCAGCTGGGCCAGTATTACCTTGTTCCATTTAAAAACAGCAAGAAGGGCTGTTCGGATGCCCAGTTTGTTTTGGGCTACAAGGGATATTTACAGCTGGCTATGCGCAGTGGCCAATATAAGAACATCAATGTGACCGTGATTAAGCAGGGAGAGTATCTTGGACGCGACCGCGAAACCGGCGAACCCCGATTTTCCTTCGTGGAAGATGATGACAAGTGGGAGTCCCTGCCGACTATCGGCTATATGGCCTGTTTTGAGTATCTCAACAACTTCCGCAAGGTACTGTATTGGAGCAAAGAAAAGGTAATGTCTCACGCTGACCGATACAGCCCTTCTTTCAGCCGCAAGGCCTATGAAAACATCCTCGCCGGAAAGATTCCGCAGAGTGAAATGTGGAGGTACTCTTCTTTCTGGTACAAGGATTTTGACGCTATGGCCAAGAAAACCATGCTGCGCCAGCTTATTTCCAAGTGGGGCATTATGAGCATTGACCTTTCAACAGGGTTTGATGCTGATGGAAAAACGATTTCGGCTGACGATTCCGGCAACCTCGTTCCAGATGAAGAGCCTGTGCAGCAAGATGCGCTTCCGGAAACTATTGCGCAAGAGACACAGCCCAGCGCACAGTCCGAACCGCAGAAAATTGACCTGAACGCCTTGTAATATGGAATGCCGGGTTATTTCCACCGGCAGCCGGGGAAACGCCGTAATTCTTCAAGACACAATACTGATTGATTGCGGCGTTCCTTTTTCTCGGCTGGCCGCTTCGGATGTTAAGCGCCTGCGGCTTGTACTTCTCACGCATATACACAGCGACCATTTCAACCGCTCTACATTGCGCAAGCTGTCAAAAGAACGTCCTACACTGCGCTTTGCGTGCTGCTCCTGGCTGGTCACTCCTCTTGTAGAGTGCGGTATCAGGTATGCGCAGATTGACGTGATACAGCCAGATAAATGGTACGATTATAGGCTATGTAAAATAAAAGCGCAGGAAACCACGCACGATGTTAAAAACTGTTGCTGGCACATCTGCACACAGGCAGGAAAAGCAATCTATGCGACAGATACCGGAAATTTGAACGGCATAACCGCTAAAGGATATGACTTGTATCTGATAGAATCCAACTACACACAGGATGAGATACAAGACCGTATTGCGGAAAAAAAGGCAAACGGAGAGTATCTGTACGAAAAGCGCGTTATGAAATACCACTTAAGCCGCGAGGCGGCAAACGACTGGCTGGTACAGAATATGGGGGCTGCATCACAGCTCATTTATATGCACCAGCACAAGGAATAGGACAACTGAATATGGCTGAGTTAGCATACATCAAATTATGGGCGGAGTTTGAAAAATACTTTGGTGTACTCGGTGCCGTTGAAGTAGGGCGTCTGATACTTGGAGCGCAGGAATATGCGTTTCACGGAACAGAGCCACAGTTCACCGGGAGCGAACGGATTCTTTGGCCGGTCTTGAAAGAATCAATCGACAAGGATAAGGCGTACAACGAAAAACAACAGTCTAACGGCTCAAAAGGTGGACGCCCAAAAAAAACCAACGAAACCCAACAAAACCCAGAGAAACCCAACGAAACCCAAGATAACCCAGAGAAACCTCACATAGTAAACAGAAAACAGAAAACAGAAAATATTATTACTACTACTACAACGACCGCGCACGAGGAACCCGAAACAGAAAACCTAAAATGCTGCGTGTCCTGCTATGAGCAGAACATCGGCGCAATCAACCGCGCTGTGTTTGATGAAATCCGTGCTCAGCTGAAAGTGGTAGAACCTGACCTTATCTGCGAGGCCATCCGGCAAGCCGGACTAAACAACAAGCCTAGCTGGAAATACATTGCGGCCATTCTCAACGACTGCGCCAAGCATAACATTTTGACGCGGGATGCGTTCCTGCTGAAAGAATCCACGCGGGCACAGAAAGCACAGCCAACACGCGGCCAGACCACGCGCAGAAAGACCGCACAGGAAGAATTTCTGGAAATGGCAAAAGGAGGTGTACCCGGTGGACAAGCAGCAGACAGCAGCACTTTTGGCAGTAGCGACAACCTACTGGCCGAATATTAACCGCAACACCGATACCGCCGCAATGGTGTCGGCGTGGGCGAAATCCCTACAGGACGTTCCCTACAAGGCCGCAGAACGCGCCATTGTGGAGCTTTCCCGCAAGTGCGACTTTCCACCTTCGTTGAAAATGGTGGTGGATGAAGCGTCAAAGCACGCCGCATACAAGCCGGAAATCAACTGGAGTATGCGCCTTGCGTGGGACAGATTCTCCGAGCTTGGCATTCCACTGCCGGGCTGGTTTTCAACAGGTGTTCGGCAGCTTGGCTGCGCAGCGCCGAGCAAATATACGCGGGCCTTGCCCGCATTGGAGGAATAAATCATGCTGAATGTAATTGCAATGCAGGGCCGATTGGCACGTGACCCGGAAATGCGCCAGACCACTACCGGCAAGAGCGTGGCATCATTCACGTTGGCTTGTGATAGAGGCCGCAAAGATGCCAACGGCAACAGCCAGACAGACTGGATTCCCTGCACCGCATGGGAAAGGACCGCCGAGTTTATCTGCAAGTATTTCCAGAAAGGTTCTATGATTGCTGTTGATGGACGCTTGCAGAGCCGCCGGTATCAGGACAAGAACGGCCAGAACCGCACCGCGATTGAGGTGGTTGTGCAAAACGCTAACTTCTGCGGAAAGTCCGATTCTGCTGCCCACCCCGCCGCCCGCACACAGGGTGAGCCGAATGTCGGCTACTCCAACGGAAACGCGGACGATTTTGCAGAGATTGAGGACAACGGTGATTTGCCGTTTTGACGGAAAAGGGTAACACATGACCTATCAATACACGATCCCCCTGCCGGGCATCTGGTACAGCGAAAAGTATTTCAGTAAAGTGAAGGAGATAACGCTGTGATTCATCTGGGCGATATTACAAAAATAAAAGGGGATAACATTCCACCGGTTGACGTTATAACTTTTGGAAGCCCGTGTCAAGATTTATCTATCGCCGGCAAACGCGCCGGCCTTTCAGGTGAACGAAGTGGTCTTTTTATGGAAGCCGTTCGCATTATCAAAGAAATGAGGGAAGCGACAAATGGACAATATCCCAAATATGCCGTCTGGGAAAACGTTCCCGGAGCATTCAGCTCAAACAAAGGCGAGGACTTCCGAGCCGTCCTGGAAGAACTGGCACGAATCAAAGAAGCTGGCATTTCAATCCCTGGACCTGACAAAAGCAAATGGGCAAAAGCAGGACTTATCACAGGAAACGATTGGAGCATTGCTTGGCGAACCATGGATGCCCAGTATTGGGGCGTTCCCCAACGTCGATTGCGCATCTCGCTTGTCCTCGATCTTACAGGTGGGCGTGCCGGAGAAATACTATTTGAGCCGGAAAGCCTGCGAGGGCATTTTGCGCCGGGCGTCACGCCGGGGCAAGCAACTGCCGGAACTGTTGAAAACGGCGCTGGAACAGCAGATTGCACAGAAGCCATCCCCGTAAACCTCCAAATTGCGACCAGGCACAAATCCCTCGGAGAGAGAACGGGTCTTGGCGTTGGGCAGGCGGGTGATGCTGCCTATACATTGCAGGAGGGTCATGAGCATGGGGTTTGTTGTCCTGATATTGCCAAAGCATACACTTTAAAAATCCGTTCCGGGTGTGAGGGCGGCGGCAAGGGTGCGTTGGTGCAGACCGAAAAGAGCGTCACCGACTATACAGCCATCACATTACAGGGCGATACCGTAGTAGGTGCGCTACTGGCCCGCGATTATAAGGGCGTAGGCAGGGAAGATTCTTTCGGTAGAGTAATCGCCCAGCCCGTAGGTGCAGACCTATATAACGGTACTCTAACAGGTGATAAGGCTGTAACTCTGACGGTTGCTACCGCGAAGGGCGGAACTAACACGGGGCCATCGGTGATTGAAAAAATCACTCGCTGGATCGTGCGGCGGCTGACCCCTACTGAGTGTGAGCGCCTGCAAGGCTATCCCGATGGCTGGACAGACCTCGGCGAATGGATAGACAGCAAGGGTAAAGCCCACAAGGCTGCTGATACGCCCCGATATAAGGCACTGGGCAACTCCATCGCTCTGCCGCAGTGGTACTACGTTCTCGGCGGTATCGCTGACCGTCTGCCGGATAATGCAACCATCGGTAGTCTGTTCGATGGCATCGGCGGTTTTCCGTATGTGTGGACACAGTTACACAGCGGACGAAAAGAGTTGTGCGTTTGGGCATCGGAGATTGAAGAATTTCCCATCGCAGTTACAAAGAAATGGTTTGCCGGTGAATGACATGATTCAAAAATATATTATCCCCCTGCCCCCAGTCAGCAAAAAAAACTCCCAGCGCATCCTTATCAACCGCCGCACCGGCAGACCGTTCATTAAGCCAAGCGCGGCCTACGAGAAATACGAGGCCTCCGCAATGTGGTATCTCAACCCCAAGCCGCGCACGCCGATAGACGCGCCCTGCCGCGTTATGACGGTATTCTATATGCCGACCCGCCGTGCCTGCGACCTGTCGAACCTGATAGAATCCGCGCACGATGTTCTTGTGAAAGCGAAAATTATTGTCGATGATAACTACAAGGTTATCGACAACGTGGACGGCTCCCGGGTGCGGTACGATAAGGACAACCCACGCACAGAAATTATAATCGAGGTGCTTCAAGATGACGTGCCCCTGCAAGGACTGTAAAAATCGTTCGCAGCACTGTCACAGCAGCTGCGAGAAATACGCAGAATACCGCGCCATCTGCGACAAAATCAAAGCGGCGCGTCGCGAGGAAGTGGATTCCCGCGAGCCGTTCCTGACACGCGGAGACAAAATCCGCCGTGACGTTCATCGGCGCGGCTTCTGCAAATTTTGAGGAACCAAAAATGCGAGGAATGACAACTAAGCCCTGCAAAAGCTGCGGGAAACTTCTGTTCAATGTTTCGTCTGCCGTCCGCTACTGCGATAAATGCGCAGCGGAAAAGAAAGCGGAACGCCGCAGGCGGGACAATGAAAAGCGCAAATCGCTAAAGCCAAAAGGGCGCCCAAAAGGTATGCCGCAGATGACTGGCGAGAAAGCAAGAAAGAAGCGAAAGAAAGCACTACTGCCGTACACAAAATCCATTAAGCAATGTGTACACGAATCCGAAGCGCTGGGACTGACTTACGGAAAGTTTGTCGCGCTCGGCTATGACAAGGAGGAGATTTTATGAAGCTACATGAATTTCAGAAAGAATCAAATAGACTGTGCAAGGCATATCGTGTAATAGGCTGCGAGAAGTGCCCACTGCACAAATGCCATTGCGCTACCTATAAGGGTTTGACTGATTTCGCGTATGTGTACGACGCTGTGTCTGCGTGGAGCGACAGCCACCCCATCAAGACCCGCCAGAGCGAGTTTTTGAAGCTGTTCCCAAACGCAAAACTAGACAGTAACGGAGTTCTTGCGATTCGTCCGTGTGATATAGATTCTAAATGCTGCACAGACGATGAATATTTAAGTAAATGTGGAACCTGTGCAAAAGACTACTGGCTCACGGAGGTAACCGACAATGACTAACATTACAACCCTGCGCCCCGGTGAACACTTTATGTTAAAAGGCTTCGAGTGGGTCTGCCTTGACCCGAACCACCCTGACGGTGGCCTGTTGGCCATTATGGCAAAGCCGTGGATAGAAAACGCAAAGTTCTGCCCGAATGAGCAGTACGTTGACGGAAATGGTAATTGGAATAATTACCGTACCAGCGCGATTCGCAAACAAGTGCTTTGTTTGGCTAGGATTATCGGCACCGATAATCTTATTCCCCACGAAGTTGACCTAGTGGCGGACAATGGTGACCGGTTTTATGGTACCGTGGAAGATACCGTATTCATTCTCACCTGTGACGAATATAGAAAGTATAGGGACTATATCCCGCACTATAATACCCACGTTTGGACAGCCACACCTTGGAGTTGTGGGGGCAAGGATTCCGACGCGCCCCACGTTGGCTACGTTCGCGTTGCGAATATTGGAGGTTTTCTTGCCAGCCGCGGGGTTGTGTGCAGCGGCAATGTTATCGCCCCGGCTTGCATTCTCAATCCAAAATCGCTCAATCTACGCCAGAGCATGGCATACGTAGAGGAGGTATCAGAATGAGCACAACAATAGGCTGCCCGATTCCGGGCGCAAGCCAGCCGAAAGAACCGATGCGGTTGATTGATGCGGCGCCAATTCTAAAGAATATAGAATTAGACATTATTATGTTGCATGGAAAAGCAGATGAATTAGGCGAATCGGCTTACGCAATTCAATATACTAAAGACATTGTAAAGTTAAGGTATTTTGCTAAATGGCTGAAATCAATTCCGACCATCGACCCAGAATCTATGCGACCTACGGCGCATTGGATAAGCGATAGCGGCGGAAGCACAAATGTTGTATGTTCAGCCTGTAATGCAATTTCTTTCGCTGCTTATAATTTTTGCCCGGAGTGCGGCAAAAGGATGGTGAGCGCAGATGAGTGAATGGATAAGCGTTAAAGACAGACTACCAGTTGCTAAAGAGATGGTTCTTACATACGAATCGGCGTTTGATTCAATGTCAATGGCGTTTAGACTTCCCAACACAGAGGAATTTATCAATGCGGGCGATTATTATGCTCTGGATGCCGTCACCCACTGGATGCCACTCCCCAAACCGCCAAAGGAGACAAACGATGAGCAAAACTGACGTACCAACCTTAGACGAAAATAACAACTACATTGACACCACCGGCAAGATGATGCACGTCCTAACCGTTGATGAAATGCCAACTAAACAGGAATTGATGCTTGGCGTACAAGACGAGAGCCAAACAAAAATGCTCGCTTCGGCAAGAATCCGACATCTTGCCGACATTCTTGAAAATGAGTACCGCGACAGATTTATAACCATTGATACCTTTGCTTACACATTGCGCCGGCTTGCTGACATCGTGGCGAAAGACGAACCGGCACATTGATAATGAAAGCGAGGCCCCAGAATGACCATACTTGTCCTATTCATTGCCGCCGTGCTGATTTACGCATGGTTTACCAAGTAGAAAGGAGCGGCCATGCTTATTCATGGTATGCAGTATCTTAATAAAAAAGCGCTTCAAATCATAGATACAGCTGCACTTGCTGTATATCTGCGGTTGTTGGCAACCCAGATATATGGTGACGAGGCCGTAGCAATCCACGAAGAAAAAGATTTGCTTGTAAACCTTCTTGAAGAATCCGCACAACGCTTGCACAGTGAAAAGCGTGTAACGGTGTATCGTCAAGATGCCTTTTTGGAAATCTGCCCAAACGCGCCAAGAAAAGACGGCACAATAAACATATGTCCCAAAAAAGTAGATAGAAATTACAAGAGCTTATGCGTTTCTAACGGGAAAGAATGTAGTAAGTGCAAACAAGATTATTGGTTTGAGAAGGTGACAAAATGATTCCATCCGGCATTTCCCAACGCACCCAGTGGATGCAAAAATATTCCGGCTACTGCCAGCAATACCTTGCCGCTAAAGAGGCTTATTCAGAGGCCGCCGCCCCGCGCTCAAAATCGACGGACGGTATGCCGCACGGCAACGCCAAATCAGATGTGGTCGCCAGCACAGCCGAGCGCCGCGAAAAAGCCTATCTGCGATACCGTTACGCAAAGGAAGCGATGGAAGACGCAAGGGAAAAGCGCGTTACCGCCATGAAGCCGCTGAACGATGCACAGACGCTTGTGCTCGTGAAAATTTACCTTGACGGCAAATCCCGCCGCGCTGTTGCGCAGGAGCTGAACCGCTCTGATTTCTGGGTGCGTGCGCAGGAGCGCACCGGCCTGTTCCAGCTTGAACTTCCGCCCGGCTGGGAAACCGATATTCTCCCCTGACAAAACAGCCCGCAGCTTACGAGAAAATTTCGTAAGCTGCGGGCTGTTGGTATTCAGTTGTGGATTTTGCTGGCTATCATATGGTAGTACCGTCCGGCCTTGTCCTCCGGCGCGTCCCGGTCATCCAGAAACGCCGCCGCCAAATCAGCGTAAAACTCCGGCCTGTCCACGCTGTTCTTGCGTGCCGCCTTGCAGTAGTCGCTGTACATCATGTTCATCACAGCGGCCCACTTCCACACTTCGCAGCTGATGCCGCGCGGCTCCATATAGGGCCGTGTTTGCTCCACATCCCAGTGCGCACCCATGCTGCCGTCCTCGTTGTGCATATTGTACATCCACGCCATTGCCTCGTCCTTCGTCAGCTCGCCGCCGCAGCCGCACTCGGCGCACGCCTTCACGTGCTCCCAGCATTCCAGCATGGCGGTCAGCGTGGCAACTGTGCGCTCGTTCACCGGGTAATGCTCGGCAAACTCGTCAATCTCGCGTTCCAGCTTCTCCTTGTATGCCTTGATATTCTCCATCACTGCCACCTCATGCCAGCTTCACAACGCTGGCGCAAACGTGGGTCACGGTTCCCGCAACGCCACTCATAACCGCGCTGATGGTCGGTGTATTGCCGCAGCATACCGGGATGTACACGGTCGTTTCCGCGTGCAGCGTGTAGATGCTGTCAGCTGCCGTAGTAACCTGTGCGCTCATACAAGGCAGCGGCGCGGAATCCTTCAGGCCCTGCAGCACTTCCGTTCCGGCGGCCCCCGCCGTGAAAGTCACATCATAGCTGATTCTGTACAGGCCGCTGCACTGAATCAGGAACCCGCCCGCGTTTGTGTCAATCGCACACCCGGTATCGGTGTTCAGCACGCCAAGTACATTCACAGGCGTGGCAGTGGCAGCCATTGTCTGCGCGGTGTTGTTGTAGGTGTTCTGTGCGCTCTTGTAGTGGCTGTTTTTAAGCCTTTGATTGCAAGCCATAAACTTATACTCCTTTCAGTAAAAAAGCCCGCACAGCGCTTGCTGTGCGGGCTGGCGCTGTTATAGCGGATTAGTTGCAGCCACACCCGCCGCAAAACGGGCTGTTGCCTGCGCTGTAGGCGTAATTCATCGGGTAGCGTACCACGCCGGTGAACTGCTGCGCCATATACAGCTGGTTGTTGGCCTGTTCCAGCTGCGCAATGCGCTGTTCCAGCTGGCTCTTTTCCAGCGCTGCAAACTTCTGGTCGATGTTTGCATTCACGCCGTCAATAGCCCGCTGTGTAGTGCAGCAGCAAGTTGCAAGCTGCTGGCTCAGGTTGGCCGCGTTGTTGCTTGCCTGCAGCTGCAAGTTGGCCTGACCAATCGCGACTTCCTTGCCAAGCTGCGCAACATTGCCCTGCATCTGATAGCCAAGATTGCAGATGCCGTTACCAAGATTGGTGACTCTGTCATTCAGCTGGCCGAACTGCTGGCCAAACAGTATCTCCTGCTGGCTGGCCGCTGTGGCATACTGGCCAAAATCGCTGTTGCGGTTCCAGCCGTTCCCGCCCATAAAGCAGAACAGGAACAGGATGATAATCCACCACGCACCGTTGCCCCAGCTGTTGCCGTCCCCGGTAGCGGCCCGCAGGTCGCTCAAAGAATAGCCGTTGTCCATCGTGCATTTCCTTTCGTAAAAATATATTTATAAGCCGTGTATACCCGGCCTATATCAGTACAGTGTCCCTCTAAAGCTCTCCGCCATATTTTTCAGCTGTTCAAATTGCTGTTGGCTCATCTGCCCGCTGGCAAGCATCCCTTCCACAATTTTCTGCGGGTCTTTTCCCTGCATCTGCTGTTTGAACCGTGCAAACTGCTGCATCATTGCCATTGGGTCATTTGGTAGTGCGCTTTTCCCCATTGCCTGTAGAATCGGGTTTGTCATTGAGCTTCTCCTCCAATCTTGCAATGCGCTGTTCCAGTGCGTTCACGTCAACCGGCGGCGTGGCCTGATACGGTGTAATCGTGTAGGGCGTCAAGGTCGGGTAGCCTGCACCGTCTGTGGTTTTCAGCCAGACCAAAGGCGCAGTTTCATCCAATAAAAGCACGCTGGAATTGGGTGCCATCCCAAAAGCCCTCGCGCCGTTCTCCCCGCTCACCTTCGTTATGGTGCAGGGCTGCGGCTGGTATGTGCCGCCATACGGATTGCCAAAGGTATTCCAGTTCTGGTACATCGTACTCACCTCTTGCCTTTATTGTACCGCCGCCGGGCCCTGCCTGTAGGCCATTTACGTGCCGTATCTGCGCCAATTTTACGCCAACAAAAAAAGAGGGGGTCATGCCAATTTGGCATAACCCCCTCTGCGGTGTCATATTCCCTTGTCTTTCAACTTCCGCACCCTGCGGTTCACTGTCCGTTCGCTGCAATGCAGTTCGGCGGCAATCTCCGCATTGCGCCAGCCCCGCCTTCGCAGGGCCAGCACTGCCTTCTCCTCGTCCGTCAGGCAGTTTTGGCAAAAGTCAAATTTCATACACCACCTCAATACGGATTCTTCCAGCTCTTGTTGGTTTTGGTAAGATATGCCCGCCGCAGTTCATCCGTCAAATCCATTGCGTTCAATGCGGCAATGGCCTCGTCCTTGTCAATCTTGCCATTGTTATTCCCGCTTTTGTCAACGTTGTATGCGGCCGCCTTATACATAATCCAGCCCTCAAGGCCATCTGCGCCATACTGTCCATACAGTGCCGTTCCGGCCTTGTCTGTTTTTTGATAAGCGGAAATATAGGCTCTCGCAAGGTCATCCCCGCGCACGCCTTGCCGCATCATACCGATGCCGACATCGTACTTGCTCGGCGTTTCGTCCTCTCCCAGCCCGGCAGAAGCAGCGCTGTAAGCGTTCATATACGCAGCAAGACCCTCTGACCCTGCCACGCTGTAAACGCGGTTTGCGGCGCTCTTTTCACCCTGCTGGAGTACGAACTGTTCAGCCGCTGCATCAGTGTCCAGCGTGTTGCGAATAGCGTTCCACTTTTCAGCGCCGCTCATTGTATCGCCGTCGCCCTTTGCAACATCCACAGCGTTTTTGGCAAGCAGATAATCCGTCACGCCGTCCACGCCGCCTTGCTCATACGCCTTGTAGGCCTTGCTGTCCACGCCACTTACACCGTCACCCACAGCAGCCACGCCACCGGCGGTCTTTGCTACCGTGTAGGCGTCCTGCACAAGCTCGGCCTGCTGGTCATCCGGCAGCTGCAAGAACATATCATTCTGCCGCAGACTGTCCACAAGGTCATACGCCGTCTGCCCGGTGGTCTTGGCGTACTCGGTCTTTTCCTCCGGCGTCATATAGTAGGTTTCTTTGTCCAGCGTCAGCTTGCTGCTTGCCTTCTCCGGCAGCACCTTGCTGTTGTTGGTGTCGCTGTACAGCCCTTGCAGATACTCGTCCACCGGCGTGATGTTCTCGCTGCTGTAATAACCTGGGCTGCCCATGTTGTACAGCCCGCGCAGAAACATCCCGCCCGCCGTATCATCCGTGCCGTCAAGGCTTGCTTCCTCGCGGCCCCACTGGTCAACGTAAGGTTCCAGGCTCTGGCTCAATCCCGGGATTCTGCTTGCCATCTTGTTCAGCGCGTAGCTGTTATCCCTCTCGGGTTTGGTCTGCCCGCCTCCGTAGGTGCTGCGGCGGGTGTCGTCCATCGTTCGGCTGATTTGTCCAAGCAGTGTCGGTACGCTCTGCCCAAAATAGCTGCTTACGGAATTCGCCCCTAAATCCCATATAGGATTATCGGAATATTTCAGGTTTTGCAGTGTGTCGTTAAGCCCTTGCAGCATCGTGGTTTCCAAAATAGGATTGGTAAACCGGCTCAATTTTTCAAAAAAGCCGGCAACTGTCAGCCCACTGTTATCCTCCGAAAGCTCCGCGCCAATCATCAAGGGTATTGCTGCCGGGCTTGTCCAGTCGATTGTATAGGTCGCACCATTAGGCAATGTGACGGAGTAGTCCTGCCGCCCTGTCATTTCGTTGTACGCATCTACACGGTCATCTCCGCTGCCGCCCCCATTCAAAATGCCTGTTTTGGCAAGTGCGTACCCAATCCCTATAGCACCAAGCCCAGTTATACCCTTTGCCGCTGCGTCTATCACTCGCGCCTTGCTTTCGCCCTTAATAGCGCGGTATCCAGCTTCAACAAGTCCGCCGCCGCTGTATTCCAGTGCATTTTTCGCAATGTTGATAGGCGTTTTCTTAAACGGAAGAATACCTTCTGTAATGGCATAAGCAAGTTTGCCAGCAACGCCGGACTTATTTGTATCTTTGCTGAAATTTTTAAGCGCAGTTGAAAGTATGTTGTCCTCGTGGAATGTCGCCTCTTTGGCATCCTCCAAAGCTTGTGCGCTTGCTTTGCGCAAAATTTCTTTGCTGGCGGCATCGTCTGCGCGGAAAACACTTGCGTCATACCCTCGCGCTTTCAAAAAGCTTGCCATACTGTTTGCGTAAGCTTCCCGCAAAAAGAATGCGTCCTCTTTTTCCAAGAGGCCGCTGTTCTTATCGCTTGCCCACTGCAAAAGTTTTCCGAACGGGGAATTTCCGTATGTTTTCTGCGCGCTTGCAAGCCCGGTTTGCACATTGTACTTGCCATCATTATACAAAAGGCTGTAGGCGTCCGTATCAATGTACTTTTTCGCACCGTCAATCAGTTCTCGTCCCTGTTTGGTAAACGTTGTGCCAATAGCCTTTGTACGTTCTTCCTGCGGGATAGCCAGCTGCATTACGGCGCTCACATTGTCTTTGGTGCGTACAACCGCATTCATCGAAACATTGCCTAAAATGTTCCGTGCGTGCGTTCTCGTGTTGCCAAGCATAGAAAGATAGCGCAGATTGTTCCATTTGTCCCAAAAGCTCTTGCCTGGCAAGTACTTAGACATAATGCCGTATGCTTCGCTCTCCAGCTGATACCGTGCCTTGCTGTCTTTCATCCCGCTTGTTTGCGTGAATATTTCTCTGATTCTGTCATTGTCGGCTTCCGTAAAATCGCCGATTTTCAGCTGTGTTCTTGCCAGCGCATCAAACATATCATCGGCATTGCCGCCAGCTACCATAGATGCAGCTGCCTTCTTGATTTCATCGTCATTTAGCTTGATATGTTTGCTCTCGGCTGCTTTGCGTATCTGCTTTTCGGCTTGCAGCATAGCTTCTTCTACGCCTTGTTCTTTAGCAATATGCGTCAAAAATTCATCAACCTTGCCGTCATATACAACATCGCTGATTTCGCGCAGCTGCTTTCCTTTTCGGCTGTCGGCATATTCGCTTGTGATTTTTTGTGTAAGCTGGTTAAACTTCCGTAAGCCAGTATCAGCGGTCTGTTCCGCGTTCACACCCTCTTGCAGTGCGCGTCCAGCTTCGCTGAACCCGCGCGATGTCTGCCTGTCAAGCTGCTTGTACTTGGCAAATTCAACCTCGTATTCGGGGCTTCCTTTTTCCAGCGTCAAAAGCAAATTGCGCTGCTGGTTCTGCGCTTCTTTGGCAAGTGCCAAATCGTCCGCGTTCCACTTGTCAAGATTGCGCAAATCTTTCAGCACATTGTCGGTTGCCGCACTTATGCTGCCGTCACTGCTCTGCCGGTAAGTGTCAAAGCTCAATCTGGCATTGTCAGCGGATTCCTTGCGGCTGTACAGCGTGTGTGTATTTTGGTCAGCGCCAAGTCTCTGCACCTCGTCTGCGTCCAGCCCATCATTAAAGCGGCTCTGGTTTGCATAGTCCTGATTCAGCACTTCCCTGCGGTCATACTGTGTGCTCTGTGCACCAACCGCGTTCTCCGGCACGCTTTCGCTGCCGTTCAGCGGTCTTTGCTCCAATGTGGGCACAGCCTCGCTCACGCTCTGTGCAGTCTGTCGTTCCGGCGCCGGAACGCTCTGCACATCTGCCGCCGGTGCATTGTCCACGCGGTTCAGCACGTTCGGGTTGTAACTATTCCCCCAGGGGTCGTAAGCCGTCTGCGCCGTCTCGTCAACAAGGCGCTGCAAGAAAATATCAGGCGTTTCTTGCCAGCCATCTATATTTCCTACCTGTGCCTGATTACCCATTGTCGGCAAATTTTCCAACGTCGGCGCATAGCTTTCCCAATCGTTATAGGCTGTTACGCTGTCATTCAGTGCATCCACATTGTGCGTTGTAAGGTCTCCGCTTTGCATCCCCTTGTATGCGTCTACAAGCCCTTTGGCATCCTCTGCATTCAGCCCACTTTCAATGCCCTGCGCCTGCTCGGCCAGCATTTGTCTTGCCGTCCGGCTGTTCTTGATGCCGTTCACCACCGCACCGCCAATTTCCGGCAGTGCGTTCATGGCAAAGTTCTGCCCAACATTGCCCAGCACATTCAAGCCAATTCGCCCCGGTGTCAAGGCATCGTCTACCTGTTCTCCGTTCTGGATTCTTGTCTGCTGGTCATTGTAAGCGGCAAGGTCATTCGCAAGGCTCGGTATTGTATCCAGCACTGTGTCTGCGGTCTGGTCTGTTAAAATGCGCCCCAGCGCTTCCCCGGCAGCCGGTGTGGCAAACCGCCCCAATACAGGGATTTTGCTTGCCGCGCTCATCGCCTTGCTGCCCACCTTGCCCATTGTGTCTGCCAAAGGGGTACCAGCCATCAGGTTGTTAAAGTATGCGTACTGTGCACTTTTTCCGGCCATTGTACCGGCAGCGGCGGCAAGTGCATCCTGCTCGGCGGTTTTGTTCAGTGCGTCAGCGGCCGTCCGCCCGCGGATAAGCTCGTGCTGCTTGTCAGCGTCCGTCATAATGGCGTTTGCCGCTTTATCGGCAAGGCTGTTTGCTCCGGGAAAGCTGTTGTAAAACCCGGCTGTAAACGCTTCGGCGCTCTGCCCAAAGCCGTTCAACAGTGCTTTTTGCCGCAGATTGTCAAGGTCTGCCGTTTCCTTTGCCTGTTCCGTCCAGCTGATTTCGCCGTTCTGCGCCTGCTTTAACAAGTCGGCCTTTTTACTTGCGGGCTTGTACTGCTTTACTGCATCAATTTCACTCTGCGTCAGCTTGCGTCCCGGCTTTGCCAGCTCGGCCAGATAATCCTTGTCGGTCTGCAGCTTTTTCAGCGTGTCTGCGGTCTGCTTTTTCACCTGCTGCCCAGCGGCTCTCTCTCGCTCTGTGGGGGCTTGCCCGGCGGCGGCATAACTGCTGCCAACTTGCTTGCCAGCGCTCGTTACAGCGCGGCTCTGTGCAACTTGCGTGGTGTTCTGCCGTTCTGCATAGCTGTTTCCGGCAGCCTTCCCCTTGTTCGCGCCGGAATTTGCCGCAGCAATCTTTTCTTGCAGCAACCGTTTGGTTTTCTGGTTGCGAACATTCGCACGGTATTGTATGTCTTTCTGCTCCTGCCTGCTCCCATCGTACTTTGCTCTTGCGCTGGCATTGCGGGCAGCTTGTTCTTTAGCACTGCTTTTGCCGCTGACAACTTGTTTCTTATTGTTAGCTTTGCTTGTGCTTGTACTGCCGTTTTCGCTGCCAATCCCCAGCTTATTCAGCGCATCCGCCGCCGCTGTATCATCCGCCGCGCTGGTGGTGCTGCTCTTGCCGGAACTGCCGCGACTTTTTTTGCCGCTTCTTTTTGCCGCCGCTGCCGCCGCTTTTGCCGCCTGCTTCTCGGCGTACTCCTGGGCTTTTTTCTGCTGCTCATACAGGTCATTGGCGGCGTCAAACTTCGCTTTTGCAAGGTTCATGCTCCGCTGCATAACATCGTTGTTCAGGCTGTTTTCCATGCTCGCCCCGCTCACAATGTTCTGCAATGTGTCGCTGTAGGTGTTTTTCAGCGCAGGCAGCGTCTTGTCAGTAGCGTTCAAAAGCGCACTGCCTTTCTGCTGGGCGGATTTTGTCTTGCTCTGTCCCTCGCTTACCGTGCTGGCCTGTGCGCTTTTGTACCGCCCAAGATATGCGTCTAACAGCGCATCCTCACGGTTTCTGACTTTTGCCATTCAGCAAATCCCCCTTGCAAATTGTTGTTCGAATTAGGTGTAGCTGTATTCCCACTGCCCGGTGGTCATATTAAACTTCGGTCTCAGCTGCGGCATATTGGCCGCTATGTTTGCATATCCCTGCATCAGGCTGACAAGCTGGTTTGCGTTGTTCGCCGTCAGGTTGCTAAGGTTCGTCTGGTACTGGCTCAAGTCGGCAGCGTCACCGCTGGCCCTCTGGTTTTCCAGCTGCGCCATATTGTTCTGGTAGGTGTTCATCAAGCTGGCAAGCTGGTTCTGCCGCTCCGTTTCCAAAGCATTGCGGCTGTTGCTGTAGTTGTTCAGCATACCGGCGGTAGTGCTCTCACTCGCGCCGCCGTTCAGCCCCTGCGCACTAAGCAGTTGCCCCAGATTGCGGCGCTGCATCATATTGTTGATGTATGCCTGCTGCAAGGCGCTGTCCGTTGCGGCGTTCAGATTTCCTTGCCCATACTCATAGTCAGCTTTCTGCTGGGCTGCGCTGCGGTTGTACGCCTCCTCGCGGGCTTTGCGCTGCGCCTCCTGCGCTGCCTTCATCTGCTCCTCCGCACGGCGCTGCGCTTCCTCTGCCTGCTTCTGTGCCGACTGAATTGCAGCCTGCATCTGATTGATGTAGTTCTGCATATAGGTGTCCTGCGGCTGGCTGACAGCCGGTGTTGCAGCCGGTGCGCTGGGCATGGCACTGCCGCCTGTACCACCGCCGCCGCTCCAACCCGGGTCTTGTTTCGGAACGGAAGACTGCGCCCTTGCATTGGCCGCTGTCGCCAGCTGCCGGTTGTGCTGCGCCGCTTGCATGGCGTTGGCCATTGGGTTGAATTTCTTGTTTGCGTTCAGGCGCTGTATGGGCGTGGTTCTGTTTCCCGCGTTGGATAAAGTCGTATAACTGGTTGTACCCGGCTTCTGGTATACGTCGGTGCTTTTCTTAAAGTTAAGTGGTTTCGGCATACTCCCGCCCCCTTTTACTCAGATTTTTTGCTCTGCTTAACGCACTGGTCGGCGTACACAGCGCCCGCCGCGCACAGCAAGCCTTGCACAATCGCCGTAAATACGGCCTGTGCCGCGTCCTGCGGGCCGGCAATAACAGTTGTTGACAGCACATACAAAACGGCCAGCAGCACGCCAGCAGCCGCCAGCAGCGCGGGAATCAGCTTGTCCTTCACGGCAGTGCTGGTTTTTAAGCAGTAACCGATAAATATCAGCGCGGGAATCAGCACCAGCAGTTCCGGCTTGATGTAGTTGGTATAGTCAATACTCATTTTTTGCTCCTTTCAAAGTCAAAAAAGATATAAAAAATGCCAAAATTTAAATTGAATTCGACTTTTCAGCCTGTTCAAGTTCAATTTTGGTTCTAAAAGTCTTAAAACGCACCAAAAACGCACGCGTGCGTTTTAATCGCACGGCAAATCACACGCAAATTATATTATAACGTACAAACGTAATTTATAATTACGTTCTATAAATTTTACCGCAATCCAGCAAGTTACTCTTTCAGCGGCAGCGACTTGGCGCGGGTGTACAGCTCTGTGCCGGTGCCATTGCCGCCCAATGCGTGATACGCCTTGTAGATGTACTCCAAATTTTTCAGGTCGTCCATATCAATCCAGCCCTGCGCAATGTAGTGCGTGCAGGACTGATACAGGCGGTCGTGCAGGATGGCTAGTATCCCATCTTTGATTGCTTTGCGTTCTTCTTCCTGTGCCTTGATTTTCGCGGCAAGCCGCTTGTATCCCAGTGCCAGCGCGGCGGCAATAATGCCAAACGCCCACTGCACCCAGTATTTCACAATCCAGTCCGGCACATTACGCCTCCACCCACACGCTTTTGTACAGTCCCGCGTCCGTCAGGCCGCGCTGCTTACAGACCGCGTAGACGGCGTCCGCGTCCCCCTGCGATACCGGGCCAATGGTGATGGTTTGCAGTTTGGCGGCTGCCGGGGCGGGGGCTGCTCCGTATGTGCCCGCCTTGTTCGGGATTCCAGCGTAAGCGGTCGGGTCAAGACCTTTGCCAGTGGCGGTGGCTCTGACCTCTAAGTGGCAGTGCGTCCACGTTCCTGCCGCGTTGCCGGTCTGGCCTACAATCGCCAGCACGTCACCGGTCTTGACCTTCTGGCCGACCTTGACAAGCAGCTTGCTACAATGGCAGAAATACAGGTAGTTGACGGCATCCGGCGTCTGGTTGGCGTCCAGCTTGACGCAGACATACCAGCCCCACTCCCACGTCTTGTTTCTCTTGTCGGTCACGATGCGGGCCGTCACCACCGTGCCGGAAATGCTCTTGCCGTTATAGCCCGGCATACGGATTTTGGCATCATCCAGCCCGCCAATATCAAGGCCGCCGTGCCACGTTTTGCCGCCGCCGCGCGTGTAGCCGTAGCGGCTGTAGTCATACTTCACAAGATTGCGCCCTGTAAATAACATAGGTATCACGTCCTTTCGATTGGTTAGTAGTCTTTGCCGGTAATCTCCGCAAACTGTTCCGGCGTCAGTACGCCCTTCTTCACGGCGTTTCTAACCATTACTTTGTTCCACAGTCGCGGATACCAATTTTTGATTTTTCCGAACATAATTTCATCTCCCTATTACGTATGGGTTAAGCAATACGCCGCCCTTGGCCTTTGCCCAGTCGATGGTTTCATGGTATTTGCTTGCATCAATTCCGAAAATTTTCATAATATTCTCCTTAAATTATCATCTCTTATAATACCGTACCCATACGGTCACATTAATTCGTGTGCCGATGTTTTGATTTTGATAATCCGATATATGAATGGCGTAATTATATTCGCTGGTTATGAACGACTGCGCTATCAGATTTTGTGCAAAAGCCGAAACAATGACATACTGTTCGGTAGGCCAGCCAATGTATATATTGCCGTTTGAATCCGTGTTAGCGGTGAAACTAGTTTCCAGGAGCATCGTCTGTTTTTGGTTGAGTGCGTTTTCTACATCGGTGCTGTTTGCTTTTTTGCTAATGGCGACACCTGTCGCCTTGGCATCTGCTGGCACATTTTCCTGCGTCAGCGTGGCATCTGTCAGGGGTGTGGGGTGCATATAATTACTCATGCTTAGCCCCCTCCACAACGGCTTTGTACTGTTCCTCGGTAATCAGCCCTTTGGCTGCGGCTTGGGCGACCATTGCATCCGTCCACCAGCCCTTTTCGTGCCAGTATTTGATTTTTTCGTACATTATCAGCCCTCCTCCGGCAACATCGTATCCGTCATCATTGCGGTGTAGGTTACCTGCGCGGTCAACTTTTCGGCGGCATCGCGGCGGGCTGCTGTCTCTTTGGCTGCTTGTTCGGCAGCTTTGGCAGCGGCATCGGCGGCCGCTTTTTCGGCTTGCGCTTTTTCGGCAATTTCTGCAAGCTCCGCCTCGGTGTAGGGCACGTACCGCTGCACGTCCTCGTACTCGTCGTAGGCATCCTGCGCGGGTGTGGTGATTTCCTGCCGCAGCCCATCGGGGAAGTCGGCGGTCACTGTATCGCCCATCACCTCATAGCGCACAGTGGCGGGCACGGCGTCGTGATGCACCGTCACGCGCTGCGCAGTTTCCAGCTTGCCGCGCGTAAGGTCGGGGGTTTGCAGCTCGTGTTCAAGGGCTGCATCGTAAATTTTCATTTTTACACCTCCAAGTACCACGTCACGTCCAAGTCGCAGTCCGGCTTGGTGTCAGCGGTAATTTTTACCGTGATGTTTTTGGCGGTCACCGTAAACTCCGCCTTGGCGCGGGCAATATAGCCAAGATTGCGGCGTTTGGTCGCATCGGTCGCAACGTTGCCCGTCTGCGTTGTCAGCGGCGGCTGCACATTTTTAATCGTAAATGCCCCACTGTTGGTGACAGTCTTGCTCTGCGTGTACTTGCCGTTTGCCGCCGTCCAGCCATCCACCGCAAGGGTTGCGCTTACCGTGTTATACAGCTCCTTGCGCAGCCCCTTGGCAAAGTCCATCAGGTTGTCTTTGCTCACATAAGCCATCGTTCAGCCTCCCTTAAATCTGGCCGAGAATCTCCTCCACATCGGCATTGCTCAGCGTGGAAATCTTCGTCTCGGTGTCGCCGACAAGTTCCAGCCCTCCATCAATCAGCATATACTCATCGTACAGGTTGCCGCCGCTGCCGCTTGGCTTTTTAACCATATAAATTACATTTTCCTTGGCGGCGCTTGCTTCGGGTCGGGTGGGAACAATCTTCTTGGTGATGTGCCCCGCCGCCGCAATCTGCTGGCCTACATAGGTCTGCGTGGCATACGTGCCCGCCGCGCCGAAAGCGTCAAGCTTTTTCTTGTCGGCAGCAGTCATCAAGCCGTTGGCACTCTGGGTGGCGGGGCTGTAGGTGGTGTTTGTGTCCTTGTAATACGGCACTCCGTCGATAATGGGCGCGGGAGTGTATCCGCTGGCGCTTGTCACGGTGCTGGTGGTCTTTACACCGCCCAGCGTGCTGCCAGCAGTGGGCAGCGTATAGTTGTTTGCACCGCTGGCAATGCCGTCCAGCTTTTTCTTGTCGGCGGTGGTGTAATCGTTGGTGGACAGCCCCTTGCCGCTCACCTTGTCCACCTTATTGTCCAGCAGCGCAACAATCTTCGCCTTCAAGCCCTTCAGGCCATACAGCAATCCGTTGCCATCAGTCAGTTTGGTCATATCAACAGCCATTGTTTTTCTCCTTTTCAGTCAAGCATATTCAAGATTTCTTGGATGTCCATATTGTTCAGAATGTCCGGCGTATCGCCCTTCGGCCCGGGCGGGCCCTGCTCGCCCTTGAACTTCCCCGCGTCCGCATCCTCCCGCACGCTGTTGGCAGTTTTCTCGGCAGTGTTGGCAGCGGCAAGAATCTGCTGCACAAGGTCAGGGGTTGGGGGGGCAGCCGAATCATCACCGTCTGCTGTATCGTGGTCAAACACCGTGTAAGTCAGGTTTTGGCTGATTCGCCGCTTGCCGTCAGCAGTGCCCACAAACACAATGGTTCCGTCTCCGCTCTCGTCCTCTATCGCTTCCGGCGGAACTTTTACGCAAAGGTCTGCGTCAGCCTTTACCCTCGTATGGCTGCCACTGGGCGCGTTGAAGGTTGCCACAATCGCCAGCTTTTCCCATAGTTCATCAGGCACAAGTTGCAACGTTTCCAGCCCATAGCTGTCATACGTACCAAGCTTAATGTCTCCCGGCTTTACGCGGTAGCCGTTTAGCTGTACAGTAATCGTACTCATACCGCGTCCTCCCTTAAATCTGGCCGAGAGCTTCAGCAACTTCTGCATCTGTCAGGGCGGGAACTTCACCGGCAACGGCGTTTCTTACCGCATCGGTTATTGCATTTTTTGTCTCTTCCTTCGTATACGCTCCAACCTGTTCAGCGGTGACCTCGTGCGGGTTGTCTTTGTCACGCTTGTGGTCATCCGTCTGTTTAGCCAACGCGTTTAAAATATCCTGCACCGTGCCCCGTGTGCCATCCGGAAGTGTGGCGGGAACCTGTGCACCAAAGTCACCGGCAACGCTGGAACCGTTCAGACAATCTACCAAAATATTAAAAGCCGGAATTATAACCTCTCTCGGCAGCTCGTCCAAAATCCGCTGCATTTCTGCCGTTGTAACACCCGGTGTATCCGGCCTGCCGATATTGCCTTTTCCCTTCAAGTCTGCATCGGAAATTTTCTTGAACGCCATTTCATCACCCCTTAAAATTGCCATTTTCTACAAATTCAACTGCAATCTGCATCAGGCCAAACGGCTCATTCAGCACATTGTTTGCAAAACGGAACCTTGCCTTGTCCACACGTTTTATGCGTATTTTGTTGTGCAATGTCCGCGCTGTCTGGTCATTGGAGTACGTGAACCGGGAATAACACAGCTGGTGGTAGCTGAAGTAACGCGCATGGATTTCATCCCGCCAAATCTGGCTCCAGATGCCGCGCTTCATCGCATACACCATTATGCTTGTAAACGCACTCGGCGCCATCTGCAAGGCAAGATAGCGGAAACTTTTGTTCTTATAAAACAAATCACCGGCTAAATCCGGCGTTTCCCAGACAGCGTCAATCGCTGCACCGTCATCGTTATAGCTCCGCACATCTTCCGGTCTGCTGTAAAACCGATACACCTTGCCATCGTCAGAACCAAAATACAGGTCAGTTTCCTGCACCCACATGATACGTGCCGGAATATTTGTCTCGTAAAAGCACGCATACTGTCTTGTGGAATATGGGTCTCCAGAATTTGTCCCAAGATTCTGCTGTCCGTCCAGAATATACGCAACGCCGTTCAGGCACAGCCAGTACATATCCTTGTATACGCAGGCATATGCATTTTCCTTGTTCAGCTCCTCCAGCAGCTTTCCATTCATATAGTAGCTTCTGTTCTGGCTGAAACGCTCGCCCACAATGTCGCTCGGCGTAATGGCATACACGCCAAGATTCGTCAGGAAAAACGGCTCGTTTGCGCAGTAGGCAAAGCTGTATTTTGCAATCGCTCCGGGCCCCTGTATGGTATTTGTAATCGGAAAAGCCGGCTCATTGTCCACTAAGTTGCCCTGCCGGATTACCACGTTTCTGTCGGTCTCGTTTTCGTCCTTGTGCGCCGCAATGCGGTTCTCAATAATGCTGTAGCCCATCACCGCGCTTTTTTCGCTGCCAAGTTTGCTGTACCCTGTATCAGGCCAGTATGCCAAATCATACTGGCCGCTGTACCAGTCCTGATTGGGATAATCCGGGTTTCCGCTAAGGAACAGTCTGTCAGCCGCACCGTTTACGCCAAACAGTATGCCAATCGTGCATTTGTTGATTCTGTCGGCATACCCTGTCACCGTGCGGCTTGCTGTAATCTCAATGTTATCCTCACCGGTAACCGGGCTTTTTTCGGGGGCCGTGTTGAACGTGACAACGCCTGTTCCTGCATTGCAGCTGTACCCGCTGGTAACATCTATCCAGTTTCCGTTGCTGTTCAGCTTTCGCACCCGAACATCCGCGCTGTCCAATCCGCTGAAGCTCAAATGATATTCTGTGCTGGTTCCGTCCGCCGCAAACAGCTCTTTGAATTTCGGTTGCAGCAAATTCAGCGCTTCATACTCGGTCCCGCCGCCCTTCGGCGGTTTGGCAATGGTCAAGGTCGGAATTTTGGCATCATCACTGGCTTTTTTCACGCTCTCGCCGTCATATACCAGCAGGCATTTTCCGTCTGCAATAAACAGCTTATCTTCCATCTGCCAGCTTTTGCTTCTGGCATCTGCCATACCGCTGTACAGGGCCGCCCCCGGCTCGTTCCCGGCTTCCGGCATCAGGTACAGCGCCGTCCCTGCGTGTACCAGCGTTTTCCCTTTCAGAAGGTGGCATCCGTTAATTCGTGCGGGGAATGTGCACAATCGCTCATACCCCATCCGCTTGCGCACCTTGCCGGGTTCGCTGCGTATCATATTTTTTGCGTTCGGGCTCTGGCGTACATTTACGTTGGCCGTGTTGCTTGTATAGTCAATGCCAAGCAGTCTGTCAATCGTCAGCTTGCTGCGTGCTGCCTGTGTTGGAATTGAAAATCTTGCCACAATTACCACCACCCTGTATTGTTGCTGAAGCTCTCCTTCGTCACGGTTCTGGGATTGACCAGCCGTTCAAAAGCCGTTTCAAATTCATTGCGGTACATTGTGGCAATGGCGTTATCGTCATCCTTGTACAGCTGGCTTGCAATATACAGCGGCAGCAGAACAACGGCCTCGTCCGGCAAATCTATCTTTTTGCTGTCGGGCGTGTTCAGCGTAAAGGTTGCAGGCTTCGCGTCATAGAAAAACTCAAATTCGCCTTCATATTCTTCCGGGAACACAAGGTATTTCCCGCCGTACAGCACTACCCCTTCTACCGGCTCCGGGGTATCATCCACCAGCTTGTAAACCTCCATACTGCCAATGCGCCAGTAGTCCGGCACTTCATAGGCAAGATTCACCGTCAGCTTTTCGCCCTTGTCCTTGTCAACGGTGTAGCTCTTGCGCAGATACCTACCAGCGGTGCACAGCATTTCTACAGCTTCGTTTGCAGCCTGCGGCATAGCGTTCAAATATTCTTTGGTCGCTTCGTCCGGGTTGGAAATATCCGTTCCGTCAGTCGCAAACATTTTCTGCAAGGCGGCCAGCTTCACATCATACCATGTCACTCTGTGTCACCCCCCCATGTCACATCTGCATCATCTGCTGTTCCGTTTGCTGCTGCATTTCCAACCGCTTGCTGATATCTGCCAACACGGTTGCTGAATACGGGTAATTTGTGTTCTTCATCCATGTCCAGTAGGTGCGCTGGCTTTCCATGTCATTGATAGGGCCAAAAGCGCCCGCCTGATAATCTACTTTTGCCATATCCCACAGCCGTTCGCGGTTGCTGGCAAGGTTGCTCGCCGGGTCAACCTCAAAGATGAACTCATCATCCCAGTACAGCTCCCCTGCCGCGTCCTGCTTCAAAAACTCCATGCGGTCAAAATGCCCGAACTGCTGCTCGCCGTCCGTATCGGTCTCTGTCATCGGGTACGGCTCATCCGCATACGCCAACAGATACTCAAAAATCAGGCGGTACAGCCTTGCATACGCCTGGTTCTTCATCTCGCGCTTGGACTGCATACGCCCTGCAGACTGGTTCGCGCTGAATTGCTTCGCGCTGCCGGAAACAGCCGATGCGTCATACTTGCCCTGAAAAGCATCGGTAATGCCAACGGTGGACTTGGCATAATCGTAGTGCAGCCCCATCATCGTAATATCGTTGTTTACATTTGGCTGCACATTGATAACGCTGATTTGTTGTGCCTGGCTCGGGTTCTGGATGCGGATAATTTTAAGCTCGTCATCGCTCTTGTCAACGTCAAGTCCATCCGGCAGGGTCACAAAGCTGCCGCCCTTCATCAATTTTTCCTGAATCTTGGTGGCGTATTTGTTGATAGCCTGCTGCTGGTCGGAGATAATATCTACATCCGATATGCCCAAAAAACACCCGCTCCGCGCAATGTTGACTCTCTCCACAATCGGGAATCCACGCGGCTTGTAGGTGGGTAGCTCCGTTGCGTGCATTGTCGGCATCATAATCACTTCGCCGGTGTTCACATCGCGCTGTGCGCTGCCGTCAGGGTTCAGTACAGGCTCGTCCTCGCCCTGCGTCATGGCTGGAATCACGGTGCCGTCATCAAGCGTCACATCCTCCGTCAGGGTCAGCGTCTGCACAGCCTGCTCCTTGAATTTCTTGTTTCCGCACACACAAACGTCACCCATCCGCTTGCGGCCGCATTTCGTGCAGACTTCTGCGGTTCTGGCGTAGTAGTCCGGGTAATCTTCCAAAACCTGATTGCCTACCCAGCTGAACATACCCACTGTGCCCTTATCGTGCTTGTAGTACACAACGTTCTGCGTCACAACGCCGGTGTGGGTCATATCATCGCCGCCGCGCACCTCCGGCGCATCCTCCGTGTCTGTGTCCAGCGTAATGCCGTACTTTTCCTCAATGGATTCCTTGCTCTTGCTGATAAGCACAAAAACATAGTCCATCTGTTCCAGTGCATAAATGCCGGGCTGCGGTATTACCTGTCGCGGGTGGCGCAAATCAATCTCTACGTCCCCCAACGTGCAATGGTAGCCAGCCAGCGGATTCCACTCCACGTGGAAAAAGTCAGCGCCCTGCACAGGAACCGTGCGCTCACTGCGGTCGTTCAGCTCGGTAATGTGAATCCGGCGGATTTCGTTGCGCAAAAGATTCTCAATCTTGCGTGCCTTTTCCTCGTCCTCCGCGTGAATCGCCGTCACCTTCGGCTGCGGAATACTGGAATCCACCTGGCTTTCTATCAGCTCATAGGTGATATTGCGCCCGGTGGTAGCGTTCTTTTTTGCGCCGATAATTTCGTGGCTGCCGTAGTACATATTCTCGCGCTGGCGCATTTTGTTCAGCTCGCTGCTGTACTGGGATTTTGCGGTAGCCAACCGCCCCTGCCACTTTTCAAGGCTCTTGTCTTTCTCGCTCTTTTTCATCATTCACCCCTGCGGGGTCATGCCCCCGTAATTGTGATAAAAAAGAGCCCACCTGTTACAGTGGGCTCTTGTACTCATTCTGCCGTGCGGCGTTTGCGCTTCGGCTTTTCCTCTGTCTTTTCAACCATTTTGCTGATGTAACCACCCGCACAGATTTCCTCAACAACAAAGGTTCTGCCGCCGTCTATAAAAATATCGCCGGGCTTCAGGTTCTTAGGAATCATGCCGTGCCTCAGGTCAGGGCTGTACCGGCGGTAGCGCCGCCCAGAATGACGTGGCGCCAATCGCCAAAGCCGCAGCTGAAACGGCCACGGCAGGAAGTGATAAGGTCCTGCGTCAAGGTGTCCACGTTCTGGAAGGTCTCCATGGCGGTACGGTCATAGAACACATTGCCCAGCAAATCCTTGTTGGCCTGGCTGGACATCAGGATATAGGGCTCCGTTTCGTCATCGGCCTGCCAATGGTGGTCAACCACCAGCTTCCACATACCCTTGTTGACGTTCACATCGTTGTAGTTGCTGCCCACCTGCTGGTCAGAGTTGATAATCTTCTTGCCCAGCGTGATCAGGCGGTAGCAGTTGGAGGGCACAATCAGTGTGTCGAACACATAGCCCATGCCGTTGCCGGATGCGTTCTTGAAGTTGAAACCAATGTTGGCAAGGCGGTTCAGCATGGCATCATCATCACCAAAAGCGTTTGTGAACACATTCGACTGTGCGGCAACGCCGGTCTTGCCGGCGTGGTCTTTTGCAAACAGAGCCTTGCCGTCAGCAGTGGTAGAATCCAGCCCGGTTTTCTTGCCGTAGGTAAACGTTGCAGCAGCACTGGTCAGCGCCTTGCTGGCAAACTCTGCACGGCTGCGCTTGTAAGCACGCACATTGGCGGCAGCGCGGGCGGCAGCCATATCGAACTGGTTGTCCTCAATCATCGTCTTGGTGATGCGGAAAGCCTTCTTGAACTCGCTGTGCTGAATCAGCTTCGGCTCAATCTCGCCGAAATCGTCCAGCGGGGAGCTTGCACCCTCGTCCACAAGCTCAAAGTTCGAGAAGGTGGACATACCGGCAATCTTCTCGCCGAAACGCTTGGACTTCTTCACATTGAACAGCGTGTTGACCAGCTCGTCATCGTTGTTCTTCTCGTTGTCGGTGTCCTTCATCTTCATGGTGAGCAAGTCTGCCCACTCATTCCAGAAATCATTGGCAAGGCCGCTTGCCTTGCTGAAAATAACAGCCATAATCCAGGCTCCTTTCAAATCTCGTTGTACAGTTTTTCAAGCTCTGCATCGCTCTTGTCGGGGAACGCATCGCGGGCTCGTCGCAACATACTGTCGCTCATCACCCGGCGGTTCCCCGGCGTGGATGCGCCGTCATGCGGTGCAAGATGGCTCTTTCCGCGTGCAGCATTGATAGCCGCCTGTTTTCCGGCAGCCGCGCTGCTCTGCGCCGCGTTCTGGTAGTTGGCAGCCTTGTAAGCCGTCACAAGGTCAAGGCCATTGTTTTTCACAAGCGATACAACCTGTTCAAAACAGGGTTGGCTTGTCAAATCCTGCATGGTCTTGATGCTCGGCTCCAACCGCTGCAAAGCCGCAAAATCCGCGTTGAATGCATCCTGCGCCCGCTGCTGCGCGGCTTCCTGCCGCATCTGCTCCACGTCCGCTTTCAAGCGTGCTTTTTCGGGGTCGTTCTCAATCAATCGCCGGATTGCCTGCGCCTGCTCTGCCGTCTGGTTTGCCGTAACGCGCTCAATGTCGCGCTGCCGGTCAAGCTCGTTCTGCGCATCCAGTGCGTCAAAGTAATCCTGCATGGATGTGATGGCGGCCCCTGTTTTCGGGTTCTTGTACCCCGCAAACCGCTGTTCAAAGGTCTTGTCAATCTGTGCACGCTCTCTGTCAAAGCGTTCCTGTGCCTCTCGCTCGCTGCGCTTGCGTGCGGCGGCCCACACAGAATTAGGGACGCTTTCGGCATCCTGCTGCGCGGTTTCTTCCTGCGCTGCAGTTTCTTCTGCTGCATCCTGCTGAACTTCGGTCTCCTGGGTTTCGGTTTCAGAGTCGGCTACGCTCTCGGTCACGCCATTTTCAAGTTCTTCCATTGGTTCCTCCGTGTACAACGCCCACCGGCTGAAAATTGGTATAAAAAAAGCGCCTACCCCATATGGGATAAGCGCTTTTCACTTGGTTGTTGGGCCTTCCTCGCCCTGCGGGTAATTGGTTCTTACGGTCGGTTGGCTCCCGGCCTTTTCCCCCATCACGTGCCCATAATCCGGGCATTTCTTGTTTCTGCAAATAAACCGAAGTGTTTCCCTTTCGGAATCCGTTCGGCACTCCACACCGCACGTCTGGCATCTCATTTTGGGTGTCCCCACCTTTCAATCAGCATCTTGCGTTCTTCCGCGTTCGCGTTCTTGTAGTCCTCATACATATCCGGTTTCCAGTCCCGCCGTATGATGTTTTTCGGTTTCTTGGCCGGGGCCGTCCACCATACGCAGAAATACCGCAAAGCATCCGGGAAATGCGTCAATCCGTGCGGATTTTTGGCGTACACATCCGCGTTTTTGTCATCCTTCTGGATTTTGGTCAAACACGTCCACAGCTCGCCCGGCTTATAGAATGTCAGCCACCCCTTGCCGGTTTTCTCGTTCACGCTCAGCCACTGCTTCATAGCTGCGCATCCTGCCGGGAAATCCCGGCTCGACTGCACAAGCGGCAGATGTGCTTCACTGAACAGCTGTGCGCGGCTCTTTCCGCTTTCCTGGCTGCGGTTCCACAAATCGGGCGGGGCAAGGTACATATCTATCTCCTCGCCCTCGCTGTCCCTCAATATCAGGTCTGCGGCCTCGCCAATGGTCTTGTTCGGCCCGCCGTCCACCCTGTATACGGTGGCGTTGTTGTTTTCGTCCACCGCAATCCAGATGGCGGCCAGCATATCAAGTCCATAGTCAAGCGCCACATACCGCCGCAGCGTGCCTGTGGGCGGCTTGTCAACAAGGTGCTTGTATTTATCCAGCTCGCTGAAAAAACGCCCGCCCGGGGCGCTCAGGGCCTCTTCCTCCGTTGCAGGGTATTCCTGCATCGTCTTATCCTCGCCAAGCGCAGCAACCGTCTGGGCGTACCATTTCTCCGTTCTGCGCGGGTCTGTGCTCCACGGCAAAAACAGCTTTGCGAAACCGTTGCCGGGGTTTGTGTAGATTTCCTCAAACAGCGTGCCCAGCTTGATAGTAGACAGCCCGATGACCCGCCCGCCGAACGGTCGGTTGATAACCGGGTACGCTGCCTGCCAGATTTCATCGGCGTATTGCTGGAACGCCCATTCGTCTATCACAATCAAATCTGCTGTAAACGAACGGCCAGCCGCCGGGCTTGATGGGAACGCCTTGAACACGCTCTCCGGCCCATCCGGCCACATAACAACGACTTGCATTGTGCTTTTGTAGAACACAGGCCCTGTCCACCCAGATAGGCTGCCGCCCGGCGTGTCTACTTCTCGGATAAACTCCGGCATATACCGCAGTATAACCGCAAGGCGGCGTACAAGCTCCTTTGCCTCGTCCTCTGACCGGCTCAAGCCTATGGCCGTGCGTCCTGTGTTCAATACCACAAGCCGCGCCACTTCCACCAGTGCCAGCCACGTAAAGCCAAGTTGTCGCGCTTTCAGCACGCACACAAGCCGGTTTTCAGCAAACACGCGGATTGCTTTCCTCTGCCCTTCCCACAATGTGAACGGCTGTATCAACTCTGCCGCATCCTTGTCCTCAATATGGCAATAGTTTTCGCAGAAATACACCGGGTCTTTACGGCACACCCCGCGTTCCAATTCCCGCGCATCCTCCAGCGTCAAACTATCACCTCGCTTTTAAACATTCCCCATACCCGCCCTACCGGTTTATGCTGTGCCGGTCTCACCCGTTGCGGGTAGCAATTCCGCAACGCTTTTTGATTCCCTGTATTGTCCGCACAGGGC